TTATATGAATTGTCTATTCTGTAATCGACTGGTGCAATACCGTCGATATACATCTGCTTGCCCTCTACAGTAACTTCTGCGAAGCCACCGAAGAGTCTTGTTTCTGTCTGTTGCGGTATCTTTAAGAGATTACCTAGATAATCGTCTTTAAGAACTGTTTCCACGCCCGCGAAATCTGCTCTAGCCATTTTATTCCTCCTTAATTGGGTTCATCAATAAATATTTTACGTCTATTAACGATACCCGTTTAGGCCGGACAGCTAGGCTGATACCCGTTCCATTACGGACGTTATATATAGTTACCTAAAATATACACTATAAATACTGTTATGTCAAATTTTATTATTTGAAAAGATCAATATTCTGTTCCGATGCCTTTCCACCGATCTTTATAATAGCAGTATTTATGTTCGCTATTTTAATCTTCTTAATATGTTCAGGCATGTTCTTGTCCATCTTTATCTGTAACTTCTGAGCAGATAACGCCTGGAAATCGGTCTTGAGATCCCCGGTCATCTGTGAGGATTGCCCCGGACGCATGTGCATTTTGTTCTCCCCGGTATACTTATCGTGTATGTTCTTACTGAACACGATTAAAGGAAGTAGTTCCTCATTACTCATCTGCTCAAGTTTATCCGCCAAGTATGCCTTGTCTCCTAGAGATTCACGCATAGTAGATTTAAAAGCCTCCGTAGCGGCCACTTTATCCGCGCCTAGAACTTCGTCCGCCAACTTCTGAAAATCTAAATTCCTCTGTGCTGAAGCATCTATTGTAGGTTTGTGCATACTATACACCAACGCTTCATACTCGTTTACTATCTTCTCCCCGGCTTTCTTAGAGATACCATTGTCAAAAAATATCTTCTTCATCCCACCATCAAGATCCTTATTCCGGTCGACTACTTGAAGTTCGGCTATACTTTTAAACTCATACCCATCTGCTGTCTCTGGGCGCCCCATACGAATATAAAAAGCGTTGAGTTCGTCTTGAGTAGCATTCTCTCCGGGGATAGGCACCTTATCTTTACCAATTAGTTTCTGGGCGCCGTGCATCTTATCCCATAAGTCTTCAACACTCTTTACTTCGTTAGCCCACGGTTCTTTACTAAACTTCTCCGGTATTTTAAAAGTATTGAGTCTTGAGTCTTTAGGCCCTGTGCCTCCTGTACCCTGTGCGCCTGTACCCTGCGCGCCTGTACCCTGCGCGCCTGTTCCTTGTGCGCCACCTGTACCTGTTCCCGCTGCTCCAGTTGATGTCATGCCGTCCTCCTTTTATTTTTCCCACGTATGTTTTTCTATTCTCTTAATCGTTTCTGAAGAAAGGTTAAACCTGATATTTTCGTAAACATTCTTAGCCCCTAGGGTTAGAAGTGTTTCATCCATATCTATCTCCCCTTCTTTATTTCTACGCACCGACCCCGAATCACCACCAGTGAGTAAAAAGATATACCGAAGTACCTTCTCACCACTTGGAGTTATTGCTACATCTTCGAACACCTTTCGCATCTCATCGATTTTTCTTTCGTACTCTTCTCTCTGTTCTTCCTGTTTAGCGAGAATACTTTCTCTACTAAACACCTTCTTGTCGTCTGCCATGTTTAAATACCTCCCTGTTGAACTCCGCTTTCTTCCATATTGCGTACGGCGCCGCTACGTGCGGCATCCGCTTGTGCATTGGCTTGATTAGCCGCCGCCGCTTTTGCCTGTATTTCCACCTTTGCCATCTCCATCTGGAACTTAGCCCTATTCTCTCGTATAGCTTCTCTTACTTCCTGAGTACGCACAACGATTGAGTCAGTAGCTGTCAAGGCTTTCAACTTCATAGCCGTACCATCAGGATCAATAACATCAATAAATTCAGGACTAATTGCCCCCGCTTCACCCATAACGGATATGAATTTCAAGGTACTCTGGAGTTCCTCGTTATTCATTATCCTAGCTGCCGGTGAAATGAACTGAATATCGTACCAATCAATTCCATTCGCCTGGGCAACAAGTACCTCTTGGGGTATAGGGAAAGGAACATGCCCGTTTTGTAAAAGAGATATTACCTTTGGATCGTCTCCATTCTCCGGGGCAACTACACCTAAAAGTCCCATACCATAAAGGATATCCATAGACCTCGTAAGTACCTCAGTCAGAAACGCCATCTGTTGTGTGAAGATAGGTGAGAGGGAATCCGAACGTATCTGTTCTCTCATCAACGCCTCGCCCAAAGTCATCCTCTGTTTGGTCTGAAGGTCATAGAGTTTGTCGAGAAGGAAGTAAGATTGAACTTCTATCTGCAATTCTTTTCTCCACTCATACATAACTCTTAGGTCCCCTATCTCAAACAATGGAAAAATAGGTTTCTCTGTTGGTACTGTCCCGGCCACATTGAACACATTCAACGCCCCTGCTGATAAATCAACTGCGAGACCCGCTAAAGAACCATTGTCAAACATGCCTAGGGCGGGTTGTGCCGTGAGTTCTCCCCCTACCGCTAGTATCTCTGCGGCTATATTCGCCTGGACCACTGTAGGAAGCGCATCCATACCATGACTACGCCCGTATGATTCATACTCTAACTTCTCATCAAATAGGACTTTTAATGGTAATGACTCGTACCCACCTTCATCTAAGAAGATATTTTCGTTAGGCATAAAGAGATACGCCGCGTACGGCATACCTAATTTACCCGCAACACCCTGAGTTCCTGTTCTAGGACGAATGGCTTCAGTCACAACAAATCGTGTAATGTGGTCGTTATTCTTGATAGCTGTCGCAACCTGGCCCCCTGCTAACTCACCATACTGATCCCACAACTCATCCGCTGAAAGATTATAGTCAATGAAAATTTCCATAATCTCGCCCTCTTTATTATACCCAAGATAAAAGGACAGGATAGATTTGTTGAAATATTTTAGTGGGTTCTCGTATCCCCCACTCTGTACGACCATCCCGGAAGTTCCGTATATAACAGACTCTAAGATAGTTTTGAAAAGAGAGGTTGTAAGTCTTGAAGTAGGCCGCTCCATATATGCAGCCATATCAGTAGTGAGCCGATAAAAATAATCTACTACATCTTTAGATTCAGGTATGTGTTTGGAAGGAATGATTCTAAAAGTACCTTTCTCATTTTTCCATATCATCCCCATAAGAGCAGACGCCATCAACTTCGCGCTCTTCGCGCCTACATTGTCGTTTATCCCACCATCGTTCTCAAACTGACCTTGTATGATCTGAGGAGTATACATCTGTTGATCCGCTCGAACCTGATAAAAATATTGACTGAGTGCCGCATACTGATTGTTAAAATTGAGTTTAGCGGTCATATATCCTGTTCTCGCCCGCTTTAACTTTTCGAGTCTTGTGTCACCCATTTCTTTTTTCTCTGCCATTTTATGTCTCCTTTTACTTCAACTTCTGCGTAGATGTATTAGGTTCTGAATCCAAACCCCCGGGTGAAGTATTTATGATTCCAGCTCTATACGCTTTCTTTTTTGCTATAGTCTGGGACTCGTCCGCTGTAAGCGCGCCTGTACCCGTAGCCGCCTCAATTCTAGCATCCGCACTTGCCCTCTTACTGTCAAATCCACCACCAAGAGCATACGCCCCGATACCCACCGCGGTAGCCAAAGCTGTCGCTCCTACACCAACTGCAAGCGCGCTCGCCGCGCTGGCCCCTATCGCTAACCCTATCGTTGTAAATATTGGCATCTTATTCCTCCTTGTTAATTTAATATCATTACGAACCGGGTCTCCATCGGCTGAAAACCCATTCTCTTATAAAATTCAAAAAGTTTATCTGTCTTCGAGTTCCACATACAACACATCGTTATACGACTTATACCGTGTATCCGGCACCACTGTTGGGCGTGTTTAAATAGTTTCACTCCGTACTTTCGATAAGGTTCGAGTACATACCAAAAGAGTTCTTCGTATACCGGGAGAGAACTACATATGTCCCCTGTTACGTGACCGGCCAATAGACCGACTAACTTACCTTCCTTTTCTAAAACAAAACTCGTACGCCAAGTCTTTGCGAAAGTCTCCAGTAATTTATCTTCGCCCAACACAGTCCCATACTCCGACAGTGAATCGTTATAAAACTCAACCACTAAGAGTACCGCCGCCTCAAAATCATCTTCCGTCATTGGACGTATTTCCATTATCTCCCTACAAATAGTTCTGATGGTTTTTTTGGTTTCACGAAAGTTTCCGCAAGTCTACGCGACTTGAAGGGAGAACGTACCCGGACCACACTCGGTTCCGCTACGCGAATCCTACTTCCTGTTCCCCTGGCCATAACAGGAAAGGCAAAGGTCAACGCCAATGCGTCCGCTATGTCGGGTGAAAGTCCCTCGTTGTTTTTCTTTATCTCAACTTTGGAAGGCAGAGTGAGTAATCCCCGTGATGTGCTTAATTCAAATCCTGGTATAAATAACAGGTCTCTTACGAATATGTCTTCATCCGGTATGCTCACTCCACCCTCATCAAACCAATCTTTCATAAATCCATACATCTGCGCTCTTTTATTTCTATATAATTCAGGCATGAGAGGGGTGGAGCCGAAGTGTATGTCTAGTGTCTTCGCTCCATACCCCATCTCTACCAATCTATCCCGACAGCCATAGCCATAAGCCACATCTAAGAACACCATGTCTAGTCCCAGCTTGTCAATCTTTTGGGCAATCATACCCGCCAGGCGCATGGGTTTGACTGGTTCGTTATAGACTTCGTACTCAACTACTCTGCGTCCTTGTCTTGTAACGAGGACAGTGCGGTCAGCACCTTCCCCGCTCCCATCCACTCCCATAACCATTGGAGCAAGATCATCAAGGTACGCTTTATTTTTCCTCGCCGTTTCCACGGTTTCCGGTTTAAGAAGTGTATTCCCAGTTGACTGGAAGGCTTCCGCCAGACAGCATGGATACTCTTGTAAAAATTTCCATAAATCATTATTATATTCGTCCTCCAGTTTCCGCCTCCTCCAAAAGATTTGATCGATGGAAAGACCATAGAGTTCCATGATTTCTTCTTCTTTCGCGGAGGGTTTAAATCGGGGAGGGGGTGTCTCGCGGTATTCGTCCTGGATATACCAGGGTATAAATAAAGTCTTGTATCTGGTTAAGGCATTAGGATCCGTCCCCCTCATACATAGATTATAAAACATATTGTTAACACCGTTAGCGGTGGACTCCATTATGATTTCGGTACTTAGTCCTGTCGCTACACCCTGCATAAGTCCCGTGGACAGGTCATCGGTATTCTCATAAAACGCGGCTTCCGACAAGTGAAGTAGGTGGGGGTTCATAGACCGCCCGACTTCCTTCGCCCCTGCGGTACCCAAAGCATATTCTGAATCGATCTTACCGAATTTTAATTCTTTTTTGTTAGATCGTTCTACGCCGGGACGCAGGGGTTCAGGTAAGTTCGCGTACATCCTCTTGACCATGTCGAAAAGGTAATCGGTACTTTTCGCCATGTGTGCTAGTATAAACACTGATACACCTAAGTTCATTGTCGCTTTATGTAAAAAGCGGGCGGCTGTGTATGTGGACACGCCTTGCTGCCGGCCTTTGACCACGCAGACCCTCACGAGTTGACCCGCTTTTTTTATGTCTTCGATAAAATGATGAAGCATCATCTGTGCCTGATTAAAGATTAGAGGGACCGCCGCCCCGCCCTCTTTGGGCCTGATACGAACAAACTTCTCCGCGTACTCCGGTAAGTTATTTCGCAGGTGGTCAATCTTCTCTTTGGCTTCTGACATCTACCAGGTTCCCTTTTGCCTCAACTCCATTTAATATATCGTCTATTGTAAGATTGAGGTTCGTTGATTCCGATACCATTTTCGCCTTACCCAGTATCCTATCAAATAACTCTTGTGTCGCCTTTAAATCCCCTGTCGCCGCGGTCGCCGCTAACTTTATCGCCGCGATCTCTATGTGGGTCATATCCCCTTCATCCAGGGCCGTTAAATCTTCAGGCGTCATCAGTGACGCTTTCATTATCGCATGGTTAAAAAAATCCTTTATATTCCCCAAGTCCGCAACTTTTACCGGAACCCCGGACTCTATCTTATACTTACACACACTACCCGACTTATCTATTTCATTGAAATAAATATCTTTCTCGGTAAGTATAGTAGTTGGTTTAAAAGGATCTGTCATCATACTCCTTTAAATGGATCTTCTAACGTATCCGGACCCATTATCTCTTTCTCTCCCGGAGTGAGTTCCGTGGGCGCCACTGCCAGTGTAGGCAAAGGTTTCTTCCCTCTAACCGGCGCCGCAACTCTCCCCTCTAGTCCCTCAAATTCTCCCTCGACGCCCATCGCCGCATCTTGGTCGCCTCTCATGTTATCGAGTTCCGGATAATTTCTCTGTTTCCCTTCTCTATACTCTTGTAAATGTTTCTGGAAACCCTTCTCATCACTTTGCCGAAGGGCCACCATCTCTCTCGCTTTCTCAACGGAATAAAATTCCGTCACTTCTACTCCTAAATCCCATCGCTCTACATAAGAATCAAGTTGAGCCAGGGTCATAACGCGGAGAGGGATCTCTGAAATATCATTTGGATTTTTTCTATTAATTAGTTTAAGGATTTTGATTTCGTAAATTCTCTGCCAACCGACCTCGAACGGGCCATACTTCTTGGTAAGGTACTTAGGAGCCGTGTAGTTGCGAAGAACATACCACGGCATTCTCGCTGAAGCAATATCTAACTTAAATACTACTTCGTCTTTGTGTTTCACTTCACTACCTTGGGCATTTAGTTTCGTGTAGGTAATTAAAGTTTTGACTAGGAAAGGATAATCTTTAAGATCTTTCTCTTTATCCATCCCCTCTAACGGCGCCTCTGGGTGTACTACTTTTCTTCCTTCTGTCATTTCTCCTCCTAGGGTTGTTGTGAATGTCTGATTTTTGTATTTCTTTTACATAAGTATACCTATAGTATTATATAAAGTCAAATTTTTTATTTGGAATTTTTTATTTTTGAATTTTTGAAATGATAGGGGTGGGTATTTTTTTTGGGGGAGTTTTTGTGTATGGGTATGGTATGGATGGTGAGTGTATGAGGATAGATAATACTATTTTATTCGCCCGGCACCACAAGCAGTGGGCTTGCCCCCCGGAAAAAAAGAGGGGGGAGGGGGTCAAACTTTTTGTAATTCCTAACAGGCGGAGCCCGACACGACACGACATCACGATCCACACCCTCTTATGTTGAGTAGTTGACCTATTGTGTTATATATGTATCAATGTATTGTATATAAAATAGTATGAGCATAGCCCCTAACCCTTGTAAGATCGTGTCTTAGAGGGCAAATCTCGCAGGGATTTCATGTTTCAATTGTAGAGTTCAAAGAGGATGGTTTCCTTTGTTAGATAAGTGCAATACGATAATAATGGGGGTGTTTTCCCAAAACTTTTCACGGAACATTTTAAAATGTTTAGTTTTTGAGTATA